GTAATGAGTAAAGATGAAAAAAGACGCAGACGGGAGATAAATAAGAGGATTAAGAAGATCACTCCTGAAGCTAAATTAGAATTAATGCTTAACCCTGATGCTGAATATAGTTATGAGCATAAACAAGGATCCTATAGTCTCGATGCGTTAGAAAATTACACTGACGCAGAGCTTATACGAATTAAAACCTTTCGCTTAAAACAAGGTACATATATAAATATGAGAAAAGAATGTGATCTAAAAGGTAAAGTAATACCTAATAGCATACCAAAAATCATAACAAACCCAGAAGAGAAATAATAATGAAACTAAAATATAAGAAACACCATAAACTAGCACAGTTTGTGAGAAACCATAATACCGATGCAGGTATTGATCTAGCAGTTGTATCTTACAAGTCTACAGACTTCGAGGATATATATCTATTCGATACAGGTATCTCAGTACAACCGGATGAGGGGTATTATACTCAACTGTGTGAGAGAAGTAGTATGTATAAACAAGAGGCACATCTAGTTAATTCCATTGGAATTATAGACCATGAGTATACTGGTAATATCAAAGCTCCTATAGCTTGTGAGAATCCAAAAGATCTAATAGGTAAGAGAATATTACAACTCACTGTACACAAACAACCCAAAGTAGAACTTGTTGAGGTAGATGAGTTATCAGACACACAACGAGGTAGTAAAGGTTTCGGTAGCTCAGGAACATAATAATATCGTTAATCCACATAAGAAGAAGTAACATGATACCCACCACAGCTATTCTAATTAGAGATACTGCATTTGATACTTCATCCTTACTAGAGTATTATTTAATTCCCTTAGAGAAATTAGGTATACCTAGAAATACTATAATTATTAAGAAATTGATATACTCAACTCCTTCTAAAGTACAGGCAAAAACAGGTAAAGCTTGGTTAGATAAATTGAGAGAGGATATACCTTCTACAATTACTCGACTGATTGTAGCAGACGCAAACTATTTTAAATGGTTAGCTAAGTCTAATAAGATCACAGACAAGTATGGGATGGTACTTCAGGCGCAGTACAAGGGGTATACAGACCTTTCTATCGTATATGTACCCAATTACAAGAGTCTGTTCAAACAGCCTGAGAACAACGGTATAATCACTGCTGGATTGAATGCTATGTTCCAAGAAGATAGAGAAGCCGTCATACATACTGCTACTTATGCATTTGCTTGGGGAGAAGATATTAGTTTATTAGATCAGCTACACCAATACCCAGCACTTACAATAGATATTGAATCAGCAGGATTAGAATATGATTCTCACCCATCCACTATTAGCTTTGCTTGGGATAAACACAATGGTATAGCTATTGATTTAGATCAGTGTGGGTATGTTCACACTCGCAGGTTCTTACAGGAATATACAGGAACTATGATATTTCATAATGCCTTATTTGACTGTAAACTACTAATACGTAATTGGTGGATGGAAGATGCTACTGATTATAGTGGAATGCAGAAAGGATTAGATGTATTTACTAATGCACAAGATACAATGCTATTAGCATATCTAGCTAAGAATGCTACTACTCCTGTATCCCTCAAATTAAAAGATATAGCTTTAGATTATGTAGGTAATTACGCTATTGAAGTGACCGATATATACAAACACACAAGGCCAGCATTACTAAAATATAATTTAATGGATACATTAGCTACTTGGTATGTACATGAGCTGTATAGCTCTCAGCTAACGTCTGAGATGTATACAGTCATAATGCAACCTAGCATCAAGCCTTTACTCAAGATGATGCTTGTAGGGCTTCCTATGGACGCTCAGAGGGTAAACAACGCAGATGATAAACTACAAGCTAGAGAGAAAATACTACAGCAACAGTTATTAGATAATCCTATCATAGAACACTTTAATTTATTCCTACGCCAAGCAGCAATGGAAGCAGCCAATAATAAACTAAAAGTGAAGGTTAGACCTCTCTCAGATTTTGATGATGTAGTGTTTAACCCAAACTCAGGTAAACAGATTGCTCAGTTACTGTATGGAGAGTTGAAATTACCTGTACTAGATACCACAAAGAATGGTAATCCTGCTACAGATAATAAAGTACTCAAGAATTTAAAAAACCACACTACTAATATAGGTATAATTGAGATCATTGATTGTATCTTAGGTATAGCAGAGACATCTAAAATATCAGGTACATTTCTGAAAGCATTTAAGAAAGGAGGGGAATGGTTACATGGTAATTTAAAACTTGGTGGCACACAGAGCTGTCGTCTCTCTTCAAATTCACCGAATTTACAGAACCTACCCGCCCAAGGTATAATGGGCAAACTAATTAAAACTTGTTTTGTGCCACCTAAAGGATTCCTATGGGCAGGAGCTGACTTCTCTAGTTTGGAAGATCGTATAGGAGCCATCCTATCTAAAGACCCTAATAAAATTAAAATATACACAGATGGTTTTGATGCTCATTGTGTAAACGCACATGCTTATTACCAAGACCAGATGCCTGATATTAATCCAGAGAGTGTTATTAGTATTAATTCAATAGAGGAGAAGTATCCAGTATTAAGACAAGCGTCAAAACAGATTACCTTTGCTAGTCAATATGGAGGAACTGCGTATACACATCATAAAAATGCAGGTATCCCATTAGAGGATGCAGAAAGAATCGAAAAAGCATTTAAAGAGTTATACAAAGTATCTGAAGAGTTCATGGCGACTAATCAAACACATATGGAAAATACAGGATATGTTGAGTGCGCCTTTGGTATGCGGTTACATACCCCTATAGTAAGTAAATGTATCTTAGGTAATACTAAAACACCCTACGAAGCTACTGCTGAAGTTAGATCAGCTAATAATGCAGTCACCCAGTCATGGGGAACTCTAATGAATAGAGCTATTATAGCTACAAATCAACGGGTAGAACAATTAGGTAAACACTTGGATATCCTACCTGTATGTACTATACATGACTCAGTTTACTTTATGGTTCGGGATGATCCAACTATTATTAAGATACTTAATGATATTTTAATTGAAGAGATGCAATGGCAAGAACACCCTACTATTGCATCTGTAGATGTACCAATGAAAGCTAATATGGAAATAGGACCAGACTGGGCTACACAAGTAAAACTACCTAATCAAGCAACTGAAACAGAAATACAGAATATTTTAATAGGATTATAAAATGCAATACAGTAAAGACCAAATTGAAGCAATAGATGGTATTGAGGAATGGCTCAATAATGATAATGGTACTGCTAGGGTATTAACAGGGGCAGCAGGATGTGGTAAGACAGTCCTAATGAAAGAGGTATTACACATAGCTGCAAATGCCAATCTAAACGTAGAACTGGCAGCTATGACCCATAAGGCAGCAGATATAGTGATAACAGCTACTGGAGTATCCTGCAAGACAGTACATCATTTATTTGGTTTATCCCCTGCTATTGATAGCAATGGTAAAGAGACTTTAAATCAGACAGGTTCAATACAAATAAAATCAGGCGCATTAGTTATCATTGATGAGTCTAGTATGATTGGAGAACGCTTACTACAGAAGATAGCAAAAACTATTAAAGAATTAAATAGTAAAGTTCTGTTTGTAGGTGACCCCTACCAGCTACCTCCTATTGGAGAACGTTGCAATGTATTTGATGGGTCTATCCCAACATACACATTAACTACTGTACATAGACAGCAAGGCATAAATCCTATATTAGATAAGGCTACGGAGTTCAGGGAATTTATTGAAGGAACTAGACCAGAGATGCCTACTATTACTTCAGATCTAAATGCTGATGGTGAAGGTATTCATCTAATGTCCCAACAGGACTTTACATCACAATTCATTACTCAGTATATTGACTATACTCCTGATATGGAGATTGAGACTCCCCTATGTACATATACTAATGTAGGGGCACATAAATATAATCAAATGATACGTAATTCAATGTTCTTTCTGAATGCCAATATTGAACCTTACTATCCTGATGAAAGATTAATTAGTAATGGGTCTATTACATTAAATAAACAGTTACTAGTAAAAAATAATGCAGTTGTTAGGGTAAAACATTATAAGTCTAGTAGTCTCACATCATCTCTTGGTAATACTATTACAGGCTATGATGTAACCCTACAACAGACAAGTAAAAATAAACCTATTATACTCTTCACTCCCATAACTCCTGAAGCAGGTAAAACTTATATCTCAAATATTGCTAAAGGAGCTAGAAAATTACAGAATATAAAGAACCGAGGGAAGATTACCCCAGAGCAAGATATTCAAAGACGAGACCTGTGGAAAGAGATGTTCAATGCTCAAGGTAGTATGGGAGATCTCCGTCCACCTTATGCACAGACTACCCATAAAGCACAGGGAGCAACACATGATTCTGTATACATAGATCTACAGGATATTATGAAGTGTAGACAACATACATTGAGAGCTAGATTATTATATGTAGCCCTCACACGAGCTAAAACTAACTGTTATATTAGAGAGGATATTAAATGAGTTTTTTATACACCAATAAACATAAACTATCTGTTGCACTTGCTGTTTGGTTAGCACAAGATGACTATGATTACGCCAAGGACGAAAGCATTATTAGTGCTACTACCCTATTAAAATCTACTAAAGCTATCTGTCTAGCAAAACAGAATACTACATTAAGTAAACAAGTAGATCTAAGTGATTTAGTAGCATCTCGTATGGGAACTGCATTACATGATTCAATAGAGCGTTCCTGGCTGTCTAAGAAGCTCCCTGAGACGCTTGCAGCTCTTGGGTATGGCAATGTAACTAAGAAGATTGTAATCAACCCTACAGAGCTTACATCCGGGGAGATACCTATCTACTTGGAGCAGAGGTCAATCCGTAAAGTAGGTAATCTAAAAGTATCAGGTAAATTTGATATATGTATTGATGGGAAGCTGGGAGATTATAAATCTACGAGTGTGTGGAAACTTAAATTCGGAGATGGACAGGACTACATCTTACAAGGCTCTATATACCGCTGGTTGAATCCAGAAATAATCACAGAAGATAAACTAGATATTCATTATATCTTTACTGATTGGAGTAAACAGAAAGCATTACAGGATTCTAAATACCCTCAGACAAAAGCATTAACTAAAGAATATAGATTACTGTCCTTAGAGGAGATTGATTCTTGGATCACTAATAAGATTCAGGCAATAGAAGATAACTTATCTGTACCCGAAGAACAAATGCCGGAATGTACAGGTAAAGAATTATGGGCGCGTCCTACAGTATATAAATACTACAAGAACCCAAGTAAATTGACTAGAGCTATTAAGAATTTTGACAGTTATGACGAAGCACTTATACGGCAAGGACAAGATGGTAATGTAGGAATAGTAAAAGAAGTGAAAGGCCATGTAGGAGCATGTATCTATTGTAATGTCGTAGGTATATGTGAACAGTATCAACAACTATTAAGTGAAGGGAGAATTAAATGATTACATTAATCAACGAGTATATACAGAAGTTTAGATCAATATTTAACGGAGGTATCACAGTACCCCCAGAACAGAAAGTAAAGATTAAAAGATTTGTGACAAAAGGGGTTAAGAAAAAGCTAACTCCAGAGATCATACAAGAAATTAAGGAATTTAGATATTTCCCAGATGGGAGAGTAAGACATAATTGGAAAGCTACTGCTGACTACTTCAATAGTAAGTATAGCTGGCAGATGGCAAAAACCACTTATCGTAGATATGCTAAGGAGCTTATCATATGAGTACCTATCATCCATTATCTGAGCGTATTGTAGATATCTTAGTAAGGAAAGTCAATTCCGAGAATAGGCATTATTTTAGGATATTGGTTGCTTACTATTTTAGTAAAGTAGCATCGATGATGCGGTGTAATATTTCTACTCAAGATAGGGGAATTATCCCTGTTAACTTGTATGTACTAAATCTATTACGAAGTGGTGAAGGCAAAGGACACTCAACTGACATTATGGAGAGAGAGTTCGTCGCAGAGTTTAAAGAAGAATTTCTGCACTATGTATTTCCTACTAAAGCTAATGCAGCTTTGGTAGATAGAGCTTACCTACTTGCTGATGCTGATATTGCCATAGCTAAATCTGGTGGGAGTGTTAGTGTAGCGGCAGCACTACCTAGGGATGAACTAAAAGATATTAAATTAACTCTCCTAGAAAAGCAATTTGAAGCTTTAGGTGAACTCGCATTTAGTTTTGACTCTGGTACATCACCTGCAGTTAAACAAATGAGAGAGAAATTACTCTTAGCTAAAGCAGGAAGTATGAATCTTGAATTAGATGAGATAGGCTCTAATATGTCCAGTAATGTGGACATGCTAAATGTATTTTTAGAGCTATATGATAAAGGCTTAGTCAAGCAGAAACTTATTAAGAATACCTTAGATAATACTAGATCTAAAGAGATACCTGGAGAAACCCCAACTAATCTAATGATGTTTGGTACTCCCATTAAATTATTAGATGGTGGTAAGACTGAAGATGAATTTAAACAGTTCCTAGAGACAGGATTTGCACGTAGATTACTGTTTGGGTATAACTTACAATCCGAACGTATGACAGAATTATCAGCTGCAGAAAGATATAAGCAAATGACGGATGCTACTCTAGAAAAGGATATGGATGATGTCAAGCGGATATTTGCCAAGTTTGCTTCAGGGAAATTTAATAGAGTATTGACTATAGATGAGGTGGATGCAATCTACCTAATTGAGTATCAAATTAAATGTGAGAAAGCAGCTTCTAAATTAAAAGAACACCAAGTAGTACAACAAGCTGAATTAATACATAGATACTTTAAAGTCCTCAAGACTGCAGGTGCATATGCATTTGTAGATAATACTCCAAGTATCACTAGAACTCAGTTAGATGCTGCTATAGATCTTGCTGAAGAATCAGGCAGACAGTTTAATAATATGTTGGCTAAGAAAGGAGCGTATGAAAGACTAGCTAACTTCTTAGTAGATGCAGGGAGAGAAGTAACTCAACATGAAATGCTTGAGGAATTACCTTTCTATAAAGGAAATGCACCTCAGCGCAAAGATATGATGACCTTAGCTATTAGTTATGGCTATCGTAATAACATTGTAATCAAGAAGAGAATACAAGATGGTATTGAATTTTACAGTGGCGAAGCATTACAGAAAGTAAATATGGATAATCTGACACTTAGTATCAGTCAGGATCTAGCTCAAGGTTATGCTCCGGGGAATGCCCCATTCGACCAATTACATAAATTAACTACAGCAGCAGGATATCATTATTGTTCCCATAATTTTATTGGGGGACACCGAACTAATAATAATGCAATACCGGGGGTAGACACCATTATCTTAGATATAGATGGAGGCACTAGTATTGATACTGCTAAGATACTATTAGCAGATTATAAATTTCTACTATCTACCACCAAGAGCCACACTGAAACAGATAATAGATATCGTATTATCCTACCAATGTCTCACCATCTTAAATTACCTCCTACTGAGTTTTCCAAATTTATGGAAAATGTATTTGAGTGGTTACCCTTTGAGGTAGATCCTGCTGCTAAAGATGCAGCTAGAAAGTGGGCTACTCATGCAGGACAGTATAGTTACAACGAAGGTGCACTTATAGATGCAACTATGTTTATCCCTCAGACGAGGAAATCAGAAGCAATTAAGAAGCATATAGACTCTAGTAGTATACCTAGTATGGAGAGATGGTTTACACAGCACACTGAGAGAGGGAACAGAGCAGTTATGTTGTATAGGTATGGTTGTGTCCTCATTGATGCTGGAGTCGCTCTAGGCGAGCTTATACAGCGTATAGAGAACTTCAATGCTAACCTCACTGAACCTATCTCAGAGGAACAATTAAGAAATTCGACAATCAAGTCATTAAGTAAAAAACTACAGGGAATATAATATGGAAAATCAACATTTAATTTTAATTAGTGGTAAATCCGCTACTGGTAAATCAGCAGGACTGATGCAGATGGATAATCCAGAAGGGGTTATCTACCTAAACTGTGAAAACAATAAGAGATTACCTTTTAAAAATACTTTTAAAGAGTTCAATGTAACTGACCCCGATCAAGTATATCAAGCGTTTGTTGAAGCAGAAAATATGGAAAATATACATACCATTGTAATTGATAGTTTGACTTATCTAATGGACATGTATGAAAGTACTAAAGTACTTACTTCTGAAAATACAATGAAAGCCTGGGGTAATTATGCCCAATACTTTAAAATACTTATGAGTCAGTATGTAGCTAAGTCTACTAAGAGTGTGGTATTCATTGCGCATACCTCAGATATACTAAATGAATCAGAAATGATTAATGAAACCTTAGTTAAAGTTAAAGGATCACTCATGAACCAAGGTATTGAATCTTATTTCAGTACAGTAATATCTAGTAAGAAGTTACCCCTCTCTAAGATCAAAGGAGAGAATGCCCTGTACACCATCTCAGAGGAGGAGGAAGCTCTAGGATTTAAATATGTGTACCAAACTAAACTAACTAAAGAAACCGTTAATGAACGTATACGTAGTCCTATGGGAATGTGGACTACAGATGAAACCTATATTGATAATAGTATTCAAAATGTCATTAACCGTTTGATTGAATACTACTAAATAATATTGTGCTATACTGACGGAGTGTAAAGCTTCATCAGAGCACACTAAATATCTGAAGCAGTGGTAGGATCTTACACGATCCAGCTCTTATGTGGTGGGTTGTATTCCTCCAGTAAGAGGCTTACCGTACTGAAGAGTAACTAGTCCTATCTTTATGGTAGGCATTAATTGAGCCTACATACATAAACTTTAACTGGGAATGTCAGAAAGTACTGCTAGTATGTAGGTAAGTATATAGCAGTACACATAACATTACATCTCTAGGTAGGAGTGAGATGACACCAACAACTTCTACCAGTGTAGGAAGTAGGTTTTCATCTATGAACCTCCACCTATAAGCTTGCACCGACTAACAACGTAACTGTAATCCTACTAGTTCCTACCAATAATAAGAACTGAGTAGGTATTAACTATATACTACGAGGAAGAATCCCTATGGAACAACTAGAACTGGATTTCAATATACCAGTACAATCAGACAGTGACCTAATAATGAATTACTGGATCGCTACTATATCTTGTGATGACCAACTAACAATGCAGGCAATGACTGCATTAGAGAACAGAGGAAAATATTATTATGATCGAATTAACTAAAGACTGGGCTATAGGCTCAGATAATGTACAGTGGGTAATCTACCGTAAGGGTGATCCAACTAAAGCTGTAAGGAAGACAGCTACTACTACTACTGTAGAAGGTAAATGGAAACCTGCGTATTACTTCCCTCGTCTAGAACAAGCAATCTCTAGGGTAGTACAACAAGAAGTATGGGCAGCAGATCTAAATGAATTTATTGAGATCTACCAGAAGCAGAAGAGTACTTACGAAGACATAATTGAAAAACTAAAAATAAGTAAAGGGGAGTTGTATGACAACTAAAATAGACCAGAAGATAATTAATGTATCTGTGGTAGACGCTACTGATGAGAGTAATACAGCAGATGAGCAAACGAAAATCAAAACAAAAACAACGCAGAAGGCAGAAGAGGCAAGAAAGAAAAGACCTGCAATACTAACTGGTCAAACAGCTAAACTTCAAGTAGGAGGTTCTCCCACTAATCAATTCAATTGTTATCTCACCCTAAACTGTTTAGATGATGGGAAACCTTTTGAAGTATTCATTGACTCTAGCCATACAGATAATGTACATTATGTAAAAGCGATATCCAGATTAGCTAGTGCTATGCTTAGATCAGCTGATCCTAAACTCAACCTAGAATTTATTGGTAATGAGTTAGCTAAGATACACGCTAATGATGGATACTTTGCAAAGGTAGCAGGTAAGAAGAAAGGGAGTTACCAGAATGGAGTTGTACAACATATCGGAAGAACACTCATCTCATTGCACAATAGAGTGGAGCGAACTAAGACTGCCTCCCTTGAACCTGTGGAACTTCCCGAAGCAGAGTTACCTATATCAGAACAAACCCCTAAACCAGAGTGGGTTACAGGACTTGAATGTCCCGGATGTAACCGCCTTACTCTAACTAAAATAGGTGGATGCACTAAATGTATGGATACTGAAGGGTGCCAATACGAAGGAGAGTGTGGTTAGTATGGGATATTTACCAAGAGAGGAAAACATATTGAAGGTAGCCAAAGTGCTATCACACAAAGAAGGAATACCCTTCGAAACTAACCAAGAGAGATTCATACTAGATGCAGAACTATTACTGCATCTACACTACCAAATTAGACTAGAAGACGCAGGAGTTGCATAATGATACATCATACTATATATACATTTATTGTGGTTGTGCTGGCTGCATCGTTATTTATGGCACTTAGCGTTATTGATTATTGTTTATCATAGTTAATTTACGCATAGCTTCGTAGATATTTTGTTTCATCTGTTCTGGGGACTTCTTGGTAGTCTGGCTATTCCAAGTAACTCCTGCTAAGGGGGCACCATCACCAATTTGGCGCATTCTTTGTAGTAAAGCAGGGTCTGTTTCTTTTACTTTATTACTACCTCCCCACAACACTCTATTACGATCCACTGAATTTGCCATTATAGCCAGAGCAGCTAAGTTAGTGCTATGTGCATTCGCCCCTGGTTGCTGTAATGCTAAAGACGCTTGATTATTGTTAGTGTCCATTATAGTAGGAGCCCTATCAAAAAATTGTAACCGTTTATACTTATCGTATATATTCTCTTTAGCATCTCCTGCTATCATGGATGCCCATTTAGGAACACCGTTACGAGTAGCAGCAGCACTTGCTGTAAGATGCTTAAATGCATCCCGTAAACCATCACTACTATTATCTAATCCTGAATCTGTTGCATTTTGCGTAGCTTCTAAAGAAGCATCGAACAACCCTCTACCATATGGGACGTAATCTATAAAAGCCATAACGCATCTCCTGTAATTAAATAATAATAATAATAATACATACAATATACAACATACCTAGGTACAATACAACCTTTTTTATTAGTTAGAGAAGTCACGTCAGATCTCTAGCTACATTTTATAACTGACGAAATATGGAGAATTATTATGAGTGAATGGTCACTACCTAAAAATACAGAAATACAAGACATTGAGAGAGCTGGAGGTATAGGATATATTTGGAAGTCTGGGGTACATAAAGCTATTATTAAAATGGCGTACTTAGACCAAGCTAAATCCGATGCTATTAGTCTTAATGTAGTAATGGAAAATGCTGATGGACAAACTATGAAGGAAGCTTTATGGATTCGTTCAGGTACAAAGAAGGGGAACAAATCCTACTATGAGAAAGATGGTAAGATGTTCCCACTCCCAGGATACTCTGCAGCTAATAGTTTATGTATTGCTGCTACAGGAACTGATTTACCGACTGTCATGGATAGCCTAGAAAAGAAGATGGTTAAAATCTATGACTACGAAGCTAAAAAGGAAATCCCTCAAGAGAAACCAACAGCAATGGTATTAATTGGGAAATCTATTACAGTTGCAGTCTTTGAGACTTTAGAAGATAAGAACACTAAGGGTGATGATGGAGTATATCGTCCTTCAGGAGATACCCGTAGAGGGAATGAATCTAAGTTCTTTGGTAATGCTGAAGGCTTCTCTGCAAGTGAAATTGAGAGTAAAGCTGAGACTGCTGTAAAACTTACTGCATGGGCTGAAGCTAATACAGATCGTGTATTAGATAAGACTGCTGCAAAGAAGAAAGGGACTGCTGCTGCTACACCTGCAGCTACCCCGCCTGCTGCAGCTACACTGTTTAACTAATGGGCATCATCAGTACTGACCCAGGACAAAGTGGTAGTACTTGTTATCTCCCCTCTAGTGGGGGAGATGTATTATTCTTAGATCACAAACAGAACGATATAGTTGAGGTACATCGTTGGATAGAACAGAGACTTCTACAAGGAGTAGAGTACTGTATTATTGAAGATGTACATAGCTTATTTGGTATGTCTGCTAAGAGTAATTTCTCCTTTGGTAGAAACTTAGGGGTGATGACTACATTACTAGAATTAACACAATTACCTGTACATAAAGTACAACCTAAAGTATGGCAGAAATACTTAGGATGCACTCAGCCATCGGGCAAGAAACTAAAGAAAGAAGTAGCTCAACTAATTGGGGAACTATACCCTACTGCTACATTCACAGGTCCGCGTGGAGGATTGATGGATGGTAGATCAGATTGTTTAGCTATCGGGCATTACGCCATAAATAACATATAGGAATATAATATGAAACTTACAATAGAAGTACCAATGAAAGATGTTTTAGAGCTCCTCAGAGGGCTGGATATAGACGAAGTAGCTGTAAGGGCTACAGATGCATCCCCTACTGAAGAACTCCCCTATGTCACGCGTACAGACGCTCTTACAGAAGAAGAGGCTACACTAGGATGGAAAGCAGATCTAATATATCAACCAGCGAAAGGTAAACGTAGAGATCCTCTAATGATGGCTAAAGGGGATCATGAATTAACGCTCAAACGTATTATGACCCCAGAAGAAGAAGCTGAAGTAGAGTTCCAATTCGAGAACCGTAATAAGAAAACTCAGGAAGCTAAAGCAAAGCTAGAGCAGCGAATGAAAGCTGAAGAGATAGCTAGAGAAGTAACTGCTGAGAATGTGGCAGAAGCTGCAGCAGAAACTAGATTAGAACCGATACCTAAACCAGAGAAAACAATACTCGATACTGTACCGAAAGTTACCCCTTTAGGTGGGATCGATCAATTGTTTAATTAATCTCCTGTCACTCCAAATATCTTAGCTATCTCCTCTGCTTGGGAAAGGCCATAAGTAGGATCAAATACTGTCTCCCAACCTGTGAGCTGATTCATTAGCATAGGGGATACATCACCTGCTAGCCAGGTACTATTAAGATTACCTAATGCGTCAAAGTCAGTAGTGTACTGTATACCAGCAGCTATTGCTGTATTAGTAGGATATTTGGACACAAGATCTAATGCTACACGCTGATTTCTGAAGAAGTAGCGAGCAAACCACCATAAACCTAAATCACTAAGCAACTGTAATTTAGGGGATAGGTTTTCATCGAAGACTACAAAAGCACGTAGAGCTTCGATTAACTCAGCATCTTTTGCTGCTTTAATACTTGTACCTTTACGTTTAGCAGTATCCCCTGCGTGCTCTACCATTACATACCTAGCTAATAGATCTGTCATTGCCACAACATGCTTTAATGCAGTGAATGCTTTACTGTTAGGGGATAAAGAGATTGTCTGTGCTACATCAAGTATACCTTGAGGTAATTTAGCCACCTTCTTACCGAATAGTGTCTGCTCTATTACATGGGAGTAGTATCCTGTATGGGAAGCTTCATTTACTTCTTCCACGATCATACTGTTGAGCCCATATTTGAAAAACTGGTGCATAGGGTTAACTTTCATACGGGATTTAAGAGCTGTAGTACGCTTAACAGTACTATGTTTACTAGGGAGGTTAAACTTTTTAATACGCTCCTGTAGTTTAGCTACCTCTACGTACATAGTAGTATACTCTTTGTATGCTACATACCCTTCACGGACTTTCTTAATCATATAACGAGGATCTATACCACGTATAGTAAGCTGGTATATATTAGATATTATATTACTTTTGATTACCGCTACTGTACCCAGAGCGATACGCTCTACTGCTGATTGCATTAATGCTTTCAATGCATGAGTAACCCTATTAACCCATTTGTACATCTGCGGATTTACGTTGGGATCAATTAATAAATCTGCTACAGTATCTTGCAAGAACCCTAAAGTTTTATCTAGAACCTCTTCCCTAATCATGTACCTTCCCTTAGAATCTTTACGGTCATGTATAGATTTTTGCATTGTACGAGGTAGACGATCATAATATGTGTTGTAAGGTGCTGCTAATATATCTACAAATTTAAACTTGTTATTTTTATACAGCTTCCTGCGCTCTTCATCAAACAATGTTAGCCATTTATTATTGATACTCTGGGACATCACTTGGTCATGGTAGTTTGACTTCATGTGAGCCATAACATCAGAAAATTGCCGGTCAATATTAAGCATTTTATGTTCAATCTCATTACCTAAAATAGCACGATAACCAACAATACCAAATCCTGTATCTCCTGAGGCAGTTACGAATCTCTTTCGGATAGGTCTAATATTAACTGGTGTTTTGATCTTATGTTTTTGTAGCTGTTGCTGGATATGCTTAATATCCTGATTATTCAATGTTGTACCATCTTTACCTAAACGGTGTAAATCAAATTTATGTGATGGGGTCATTTCAGTGAATGAAGCTCCCCCACTAATCAGTTTAGCATTAGGGGTGTACTTACCTATAAATATATAGGACTTTTGGAAATTACCAGAGGCCGTATTATTTACATCCGGAATAACTCCTAAATCAATTCTTGTCGTGTATCCCAATGCTCGATACTGCTTTGTGTCTGATGCAGTACCAATCTTAAAATGGATAAATGGGTCTATACGTTTTTTAGTATACCCCTTCTTCATTCCATATTTATCCCCATCGAATAAGTTAACAAGAGCCTCATTCTTATACATTAAATGTTCTTGTAATAGGTCATTAAGACTTTCAGTAGAAAGCTGCTTTAGTACTGACATTTCTTGAGGACCCAATACCTCAAGTGCTTTGAGAGTCACATAAGCATCTAACCGTTTAAGTACTTTGTTAGGTACTTGCTCATGTCTATATATCTTATCTACCAGAAGGGCGTATACGTTATCATACCCATCCCTAATTGCCCCTGTTACATCTGCCTCTCCTGTAGCCATATAGTGAGCTAGTTCATCTAAATAAGGCAATACCTGTTTTACTATGTTAGAGTCAACCTCTGCAAGTAACTTGTCTCGTTGTGCAGAAGAGAGAGCAGAATCACCTAATACTTTTAGAATTTTACTTGAACTCATACCTAATAAACTAAGGGCACTCAAATCAGCATCTAACACAATTCTAGTAAGCATACGCTCTTCACTTTCTGTGACTGTTGGCAACAACTGTTTAAAGTGGTTTTCATAAGCTATTTCAACCATTCGTCGTAACTTAGAAATCTGATGCTTGCTTTTCAGTAATAAGAGAGTCATCTTATTGGACAACACCCCATTACCTAATTCATGTAGTATATCCCGTATAGTTTTAAGCCCTATTTTACTGATTAACTCTTCACGGATTAGACGTATGTAGACATTCTTATTCAGCATTGCTGTAGCACCAACATAGATCGATAATGGTATTTGGAATTTACCCTCAATTTCCATTGATCTAATTTTACGATGCACTCTTGAGGTATACGCTTGTATAGCTTTATTAGATGTAGCCAATGCACTAGAGATTTTCTCCATAGCTATTGCATATTTATCTATCTGCGTTGTCTGTGCTTGTACCAGCTCTTTAGCTAGATCCAATATATCGTCGTAGGCCTTATTATCTGCAGTATTATTAATAGTACGAATAATAGAATCAATAGCAGTATTAATTATCTGCATAAGTTGGGTGAACCAACCAGTAGCATCTGCATGTTTAGGTGTATTCTTGAATGCTTCAAGTGCACTTATATATTGTCTATTCGTAGTGGCGAGCATTACAAATTCAGCGAGTTCATCTAACTCTTTGCCTGGATTATCTAATAAATAATTATATAATCTTTTAGCCATTGCAATATCAGCAGGGGTAGGGTTACTAACCCCTTTGAGAAATACTTTGTATTTCCCATTATCATTCATATAACCTTTTAGATTACTGAGCATCCGTTGTGCTTTACGCTGCAGCTTATAGTCATTCTTAAATGCTCTTGTGAGAAGTATATGCCCATTCTCATGTACATATACTTCAGCAGGAGTCATTGCAAAGAGTGTATCTGGAACACTCTTTCTATCAAGGTACATAGACACTATGTTACGGTGTTTTCCTGCCTCCCCTTGAGTCAAGCCATCTATATCTGATATCTCTAGTTTAATGTTTTTAAGGTTCTCCAATACTGGAGCCATAATATCCAGTATAGTAGTAAGCTGTTTCTCATGTACGAGCTGTTCCCCTTTACTCTGATAATACCCATCACTTATATCGGCAAACGCTGTGTACAGTGTAGTAAAATTATTAACTGTAATTCGGCCCACATTCTGGCCTTCAGCTAGGAAGGTTGTATTAGGGGTGATATTAGCACGCGTAAGGCTATCTAAAGAAAAATCTACCTCTGTGTCAATGCTAGGCTGTACCCCTATCTCCTGCGTCGCCCTCGCAACCTCATGTGATAATGAGTGTTGTGGAGCGACCTCTACATTCCCCCCTTGCATTAAAGGAATACGCATTTGCAACGACCCCCAATTATCGAACATCTTATTGAACTTCTCTTTCGCCTTAGCATGTAATTTCAAGGTATCTAGAGAGGATTCTATTAGAGTTGTAAAGTTACCTGCATATTCCTTATCCGTGTGCTTCAAGCTCTTCCACGTATCTAGGTAATTCTCAGTATTGTTTAGAGCATCAATATCCGTTCTATTTTTAGGTTGTGTGTTTTTTTGTTGCTCTACAATAGCTAATACTGGTTTAATAACTGCAAATACTGATGTTACATTATCATACGCTGCCTGTGATAAGTTTACTTGCATATTAGTATTAATATAGTTATCTGAATAAGCAAAGGCATGTGTAGCAGCTGAGAGGGCATCTGTCATTTTCGCATCATACAGACTGAGACCTGTAAAATCTGTACCAGCTATAGTCTCAGCTTGTATGGTTGCATCGAGATTAATAATCTGACGTATAACTGCTTTGAGTCCTGAAGCCTCGTATTGAGTTAGAATAGGAGATAGCCTATCCGTAGGCGTACCTTCTTTGTACTTCACATTTATTTGTGACGCAGAGAGTGCTTTAGTAAATGCAGGGTCATCTTTAAAGTGTCGAGAAACTATTCTAGGTTGTGCCGTACCAGCCATATCAATAGCAGAATTACCTACATCAAGAGGTCCTTTGTAATGAGGAAATACTGATTGTAGTTGGTCACGTATCATCTGCTTAATAGTAGTTTTAGCTGGGATGTATCCTTGTGCGTTAACAAATTTACTTATCTCTGCATTTAGTTTAGTTTGAAACACAGCATAGACTAATGTAACAGACTCATTAATTGCATCACGGCCAGCAGATATCCCACCTAAACCATCCTCCGCACCACTAAATAATGTCTGGAGAGAGTTTTGGTAAGCTGTCTCAAATTTACTTTCTAGCTTCGCCCTAAAAGCACTGTATTCAAGATTCTCGGTTATACTAAACTTTTCTATATCCCCCCTCTCTTTACCTATAAACTTACTTACCTTATGTAAATCTGTAGGGGCAATATCAGTAAGATTTGTAAATGCACGGACTCCTTTTTGGATCCGTATAGCCTCATTGGTAATACTTTGTAATTCTGAATCTAACGTAGAGAGTTTCTCTTGTTTTTTATTCTTACTTACTTTTGCTTCCTCTAGTTTCTTGTTGACTTGCTTAATAACAGCAAGTGCCTTCTCTTTATCTAAAGTAGCTAATATATGCTCAGACTCTAGCTTAGAAATTCCAGGTAAAGCTAGGGTTGTATCCGCAGCACTGAATGCCTCAAGTGCCTTGGTCTTCTCTGCTTGTATTGTGTTTTGTTGCTGCTCTACTTCTGCTATCTTCTTTTTTACTTTGGCTATTTTTCTGGATAAACTAGTGGAATCAGCATTTAATATTGCAATATTACGTTGCAACGCTGTAAGTAATTCATGTACAGATTCTGAGGCAATACGTTTAGCTTGTCCTCCGTATATAAATATTAGAGCAGGATACTTAACAAGGTTACGTGCAATTTGATAAGTGACTCCTTTATCAGTCTCATTTTTAGAGATTAAAGAACCGAACATATTATGTAGTGCACCTAGTATCTCTTTACCTTTTTTCCCAGTAAATTGATCTGTCATCAAGTTAGCTAAAGATACGTATATATCCTCAATACCAACTAAGTGCTGCTCAAATTCTGCTGCGGTGAAGTGGTCTTTATTAAAGTTACCAACTTGCTCTAATTTACGACGTAACTCTTCTGTATTGAAGAATGGGAATTGCATAATAGCCATTGCTATACCATTACTGATTCCATCCACTTCCATAGCTATATCAGAAACAAAGGTATCTTTAAGCTGCAACTTACCCTCCACCATATCAGTTGCCTTCATCAAGGCAAACACACCCGATAGTAGGGAGACATCTGCATCATACCCAGCATCCATAATATTTTGTAGGGCCTTCCCTTTCGCTTTGTTAGAGGCTCTACTCTCAGCTGAGAAAGTTTGTACAGCATCTACAATAACAGGATCATTCATGATCTTATCAAATTCTAGGAGTACTTGCTCTCGTGTTAACTTATCTGGGCTTCGCTGTAAATTAAATACTACGGCTAACTTAAACCAATTAATGTTGTCTGGAGTAAACGTAACAGCGGCATGGGATTTAACTAGATACCTAGTTATATGTGAGCTTTGTGGGCTAACCTTTCCGTGTTGCATAATACGGTACTGGTTCATTACCCCATGAGGGATATAGAATTTATCTAATAACCCAGCTTCCCGATACGCAATAAGATCACGTAAGACAGCTAATGTATTATCATTTTGAGCTATTAATGAGCCTTGGTCCACTTGTGTGAATATATTAGGATCATGGACAAACTCACTTAAATTTAACATAGCCTCTTGGCTATCATCATCTTGGTATAATTCTAATGCTACATCCAGTATTTCCGTAGGTCCCCAAGGTACTTTATTAAGTCCTTGTACCACTTCCTGCAACTTACTAGATACAGGAAAATGACTAAACTTAGGTTTAGCAGCATCAGTGTGTATCTCTTGTAAGGGTTCCCCATAGTTGAAGTCCCTATCTCCTGACAACAATGCATACATTACATTAATGTCATATATCTCTTTCTTGCTTGTACTATTAGTATTATATAGTTGTCTTTCTCTTTTCGAGTTCAGAGGGGTATCGGCAAGTATTTTATACGCATTATCTATCACAGATATATATCTGGCTGAATCAGCTTTACGTGATTTACTTTTACCATTGTATGTGCGTATAGGATTGTGCTCATCCCCTTTCAATACAAAGGTATGTTTAAATATTTTAATCTTATATTGTCTATCTTTTTTATTAGATAAGTATTTATTAGATCCGACTTCAGTACTTGAATACATCTCCTCCATTACACGTAACGCCAGCATGCCTACAGCTTCAGTTATACTTTCCTGCACACGATTTGCTATGTTAGTTTTATTATTACTTCCGTTCTTATCTTTTTTATATGCTACCGGTTTGAGTCCAGTATTACGTATAATCTTAGTACCTATGCTACTAGCTACAGTAGCAAACCCTCTACCTATTTTATGTCCCCCAGGGGTTGTTAACTCATTCCTCTCAATCTCATTTAATTTCCGCTCTAAGGTACCATAAAAGAACGCTTCCCTTAATCGTTCATTTGATAAAGGATCCGATGTACCCTCAGTTACTAGCCAATTTTCCGCACGCATAAACATACTAAATAACAATGCATCAGGTAATGTAGTGTTGATTTTAGTTACCCCATCCACTTTTTCAACATTATAAAACCAACCCACTAAATCCGTAGTTAGGTACACCTGACTCAAAGGTACGTGCAGATCAGTAATGCCTGCGTATGCTTTACGGTACGCAAAGAACTTACGAGCGATGGTTTTAGCATATTTAGTTAAAGTCTCCAGATGCTCCTCTTGACTTAACTTATTCCCTGCTGGCAGAGCATTCTTCTGATCTGCCAATAGCCCAATAATATGGTCTCGTAGTATATTCTCTTTAGTGAAGATAATCGAGGGGAAGTTAGCAAGAGTTTTATCTGCAGTGGTAGGGTCAGCTGTAAACAACTTATGGATATCAAATCCTTTCCCGTTATTTAGTTGCGCTAACGAAGTGAAAAACTTAGATTGGGATTTAGCTCCCTCACCTACGAGTAGGCGTAAAGGGTCAGGTTGATTGTACAACCAATGAGGGGCTTTACTAGAAGCTTCTTCTTTTGCTGCAGCTAAGAAATTAGATAGATCTATATTTACTTGGGCTTGTTCTTTTGTAGTTAAAGAAGCGAAGTTTTTTACGGACTGTATTAGTTCAGCTTTTCCTTCTTTAGGTTCAGGTACTGATTCCAGTATATCAGCCATACTCTCTGCATTCTCTTCTGTTACTGTTGCTATTAACTGGTCAATGCCCGCTTTTGTTATCTCTCCTGCCGAAATAGGAGGAGGGACAGTATCACCGTACACAGCGTATAACTCTTTAATCAAAGCATATTTTACAGTACTATCTAACGTAGCTGGATTTATTCCTTCTGCTTTGACTGCTGCAAGTATCTCATCTTTCTTGGCATCTTTTATTAAATGTTTTACTTTAGTAATATTCTCCGCAGACATACTCAGTTTATTCACTGCATCTAATAGTATTTGGTGCCAGAGAGCAAACTTAATAGATGGGTGTGTATCTCCACTGGGATCCGTTGGTTTAGGTGCCCCAACATGCTTTTTAATATATACCTCAAGTGCATCTGTAGTAGCACCATCTTTATTTACTATTGTATGTAGGTCTGCCTCTTTGCCCTTCTTAGGGGCCTCAGGAGGCTTCTTACCCTCTACCTTTGCCTCAGGTACCTCCGTAAAGTCCTCAGTCTCACTTGCAGAAGACTCCTCAAGAGATTTACGTGCAATGCCTCGTGCATGTTGTTGCTGGATAGCTAAACCTATCTTATTAGCTAAATCTAATTCAGTACGTAAGAATGCATTTTCTGCTGCTATACGATTAACCAAATTAGTTGATTTGTCCCCATCGTAATACCAGTAGTGTTCTCCTGATTTTTTATTTTCAGTTAATTCAGCATACTCTTCTCGTGTAACAACACGAGGAGCATCGAAACGCCCACCATCAGCTGAGGTTTTTGTAATCAATACTACTTCATCAGCTGAGAGGGCACTTGTATCAGTCAACTCCTGATGTAGTTGTGCTGCTTCCCGAAAAGCATTTAGCTTCTTCTGGTGAAGTCCTTTAAACTGTCGGAGTTTCTTATTCTGTTCAAGTACAGTACCTAGATCCTCATTTGATTCTAGGGCAGTTAATAGCTTGGCAACCCTGGCTGCTGCTGATTGATATCTAGGGTGTTGCCCAACATCTTGTAGTATATCAGTAGATACTTTATCTAAACCCTCGCTGTACGCTTGCTCTACATCAGCAGCTAAGGATGTAGCAGTGGGTTCAGAATCTAAAAAGGAAACAAGACTTTTAATTAATGGAGAGGCTACTTCATTAGCTAAGGCAACATCACTATACTCAGATATACGTTCTCCTCTAGCTTTCTTACGAAGAGTCTGTATTAACTGCTCTCCTTGCTCAGTGCCAGTCACCTCTACTAAACTAAATAGGGACTGTATTGCTGATTTAGCTACCCCACTACGTTCTGCTAATGTATCAAGCATAGTACCATAGTCACCGGATAGTTCTTTTCCCGGTGTGGACTCAACTATACTAGTAAATGCTGCGAGGGTTGTACTGACTTCTTCATCTGTTTGTGCCTTCTCAACAGCCTCTATTAACTTCATTAATTTCTTGTTTTGTTTTTTTGCAGTAGCAGGTATTCCTTGTGCTTTAGCTAATTTATCTATTTTTTTAGCTGCTTTATTTATTCTGGTATTCACATCTTGTTTGACTCGCCCAGAATCAAGATTAGTTGCTGGTAGTTGATTCTCTGCACGAGTGACACGCAGCAATGCTTCTTGGGCTTTAGTTAAAGCCTCATTCAATTCAGCAACTGATAACGTCTTCTCAGAACTGCCTTCCTCTATTTTAGCTAATTCATCTTCTACTTTCGTAGTAACCTGCCCCGCTGCAGTCACGATATACTCCATTACACGTTCTGGTGAGGTAGTGCCTGCACTTAGATCTATTGGAGTATTCTTATTGTCGTTATCTTTCTCTTCTGTATCTATTACTATAGATATCCCTGTAAAGTCCTCAGCGTAGGTTTGGAAATCCTCTACGATAGATTTGATAACCCTATTGGTATTAGACTGTTCTTTGATAAATTTAGTTGTACCCTTAGCAGTAGCGGCAACTGTGTCTACCACCTTAGATACTACATTCTTAGTTTTAGCTACACTTCTCTTAACAAAACTTTGTTGGTATGTATCCTTCTCCTTTGCTAACTTCTGCTGCTCTTGTAGCAGAGTTTGTTTCTCGGCATACTTGATTGATAAGTCATCTTTCAGTGCCTGTTTTTTAGTAGGGTCTTTCTCTGCTAGGATCTCCTTACGCAGTACTTCTCTTTCTTCATTTACAGTGTCTAGTTCTTCTTTAACCTGGTCGGTACGTACTGCATTTTCAGTTTGCTTGTCTGCACGCTCTTGTGCCCTATCCTCCCGATGCTCCCTGACTGTTGACTTAACAGATTCAGTGAGTTTAGTAGTAGTGGTAGTTTTATCAGCATCTGTTAAGCCTGTGTAATCAACATTAGCTAACTCCTCTGCCTTCGTCTTGTTTTGTTTTAATTGGTCAATCTCCCCCTGTATCTTAGCTTTGCGATTGATTAGTTTAACTGTCTCTTTTTCATTAGCAGGTACCTTCGTATCTAGCTTGTCTATTTGAGCTTGCTTCTTAACAATTTCAGCTTCTACTGTCCCAACAGCGAGTTGTGCTCGCTTGGCTATCGCTAAGGATTTGACTATGCCCTGTTGGCGTTCTTTTAGTAATTTCAGTCTAGTGGTGAACGTGTCAATATTCTTTTGTGCTTCAGCTATTGCTTCAGGATCGTTTGCATCCACTTTCTCTGTATTGAGATTACGCGTCGCTTGAGCTAAATTAGCTTCTACTTCAGCAATTGAAGCTTGTACTGTCTGTGCCGCTGCACTAATAGATGTATCTTTCTCAGAATGTGGGATTACATCAATATCTAGATCTGATTCCCCTTTAGCTATACTCGCCAGATTATCAGTCTGAATCTGGGTTAATCTATCTAGCTCTGTAGTAACCTGTGTATTTGTAGATTGTGTACTATCTATAACAGTATTGATAGCTGTATCCCCTGCTGCTACTGTACTAACTACCGTAGGTGTACCAACTAATCCTAATGCAAATGCTGTAGCGACATCCCCTTCTTTGAAATTTGGGTCACGTACATTTGTGCCAAGTTGTAGAAATGTTTCTGTAGAGGCCTCAGAGGCACCAGAAGCAAATACTACCCCAGTTGCATTAACAGCTACTTGTCCTGCTTTGGTTAACGAAGGAATCTCAAAATCCATGTTCTTAAATTTACCAGGTATTGCTTTACCTAATTTTTTACCAACATTACCTAATATTTTTTCACCAAACCATTCAGTCCCTACAGCTCCTAATGCATATACAAAAGCCTCTGCTTTTTCTTCAGTAGTAAAGTCTGCATACAGTTTCTCATTAGCATCTACAAATTCATTGTAATACTTATGTACTTGTACTGTAGAGAACGCTGCTTCTACCGCCTTACCCCCAGAGTAAAGGATAGTATGAACTAATGATGGAATAGCAGATCGGAGACTAGCTCCTGAGTTATCCATGTAATAATCCACCATCTTACCAAAAGTATCTGTAAAGCCCTTCCCGCTCTGCCAGGTAACATTACTGCCTTGTACTAATTCATTTAAGTCCCTGTTATCCCAACCAGATAGTTCATGTAGTTCAGCCTTTGTGTTTATACTGGCTTCTTTCCATTCCATGTCTAGCATCTCTAAGTCAGTATCCATCTTATTCAGATTCTTATACTGGGAAGATTGCATAAAGGTTATTTGTTCATTAGAAGGTGGAGTGGTATAACTTAATTTTTTAGTACCAACAAACATCTGTAAGTCTGCTTCAGTAATTACATCCTCAGCTGGGGCATGTGAATTAAACTGTTTAGCTAAATCACTAATATCATCTCCTGCGACATACTGATACATATCCCTAAGTGCCTTAACAGTATCTACTGAAGCAGCCCCACCCATACTCCCAATACCCTTAAAAGCATTCAACCAACTAGTATCTACAGGAGTTGTGTCCTCCTTAGGTAGAATATCTACAGGTATGTCATTCCTAGTGGGAGGTTCTGCTTGCTGGCGTAAGTATTCTGGGATGGGTATACGTGTAAAGCTATCCTTAGGCTCCTCAGGAGGCGATACAGCCATATCTACAACTGCAGGGTCTCCTAGTGTACCTTCAGGCTCCAACATCCCAGCTGCGCTCTCTGACGCAATCGCAGGTGTGATCTCTGGCACAATCTCAGGTGTGAGCGCAGGGGTCACTTCTAACATGATCTCGGGGGTCACTTCTGGTACTGGTGCCACCATCTCTGGGATGGTAGGAGCTAATACACTGACTTTACGTTGTAGTACTTTATCCATTATACTAGCTTTTTCCGCTAGTAACGCAGGTGCTACATTTGCTTTGGCTCGGTCAATTGCAGAGTCTAATACATGTCCTGTCATTAGTTCTCACCGTATACGAAGGATTTCCAATTCTTAGGGTCTAACTTTTCTGAGGCAGCCCGTATTTCCTCTATTAAAAGTTTTTTGTTGAACTTGCTATTCGGACCAAAGCCATCAGGGAAAGTAGCCTTAAGCCAAGACGTTGCCTCAGCTTTATTCCAGTTGGCTGCATCATCTCCCACCCCATCTTCAAGAGTATCGACCCCACCAAGTGCAGCTATACCACCTTCATTAGACCCACTTATACTAAAGATTACCCGTTGGTTCACCTGAGAGTACAGCTGCCTTCTTCTAATATCAGTAGGATCCGTACCATATAACTGATCTGCTATATTAATTATAGCTGATTTAAAGTCCGTATACGGAGATTCACCGAACACAGTATCTCTTAGCTCCTCAACAGAGATACCCACACTATCTGCAAACTGTTGTGCAGTAAATAACTCACCACTGCTAGCCGCTTTCATTAAGTCTACTTGTTCTTGCGCAGCGATAATACTTTGGTTATGGCTAATTGCTAATTGTTTATACTGTGTAGGTAGATTAGATGCCCCCATTACCTTCTTAGCGTAATCATCAGCAAGTGGAGTAAATACGAAGCGCTTCCCGTGAAAGGCTGTAAGGCTTTTCCTTACATCTTTCAAGGTAGCGAGGGTTACTGCCCCTCCCTCACCTACAAGGTCTTGTATAAGAGTATCCACACTTTGTTTACTATCGGTAGCGAATTTATGTGTCGCTGTGAGGGTATCCAGATATGGTTTAATTTGAGTAGCTGTTTGCTCTGGTGTTACCCCTTGACTAATAATACCTTGTGCCAGGTTAGTTATAGCAGTTAATTTATCTTCAGTCGTATTATTAAGGTCATTCATTACGCCCGTTAGGTGGGGGGTTTCATTGACGACATACTTGGCTACCTTTATTGCTTGATCTATTTCTATCTCCTCACCCAAACCCTCGACTACCTTGAGGGCAGCCTTCTGTTCCTCTATAGTTAAAGTTGTTTCAGCAAGTGACAAACGCAGCTGTTCCTCCCGAACCTTCTGAGCCTGTGCAGTGACAGCATTAGCCACTATCGTACTTGCATTCTTTGTCTTGTCTGCAGCTACCTTATTAGCTGTGTCCAGGGCAATTGGTAAGCTTGCGGTTAGGTGTGTGTCTATTATCTTCGCCTCATTCTCCAATTTCCTTATATTGTTCTCAGCAGTTTGCTGGGCTACCTGCGCCTGTCGTAGGGCCAGATCGCGAGCCAATGGACTAGTGAACTCATTTATTGCTTTTTTAATCAGTATGTCATTATAACCCTGTTCAGCAGTCTGACCCCCTTGCATTAGTTGGGTCCTAAAGATATCTTCCTGCATTTTCGTCATTTGCTCTAATGCACTAGGTTCTGTGCTTAAGTTAAACAACTGAGTATCTAGGTCTGCCTTATTTTGGGTAACTGTTTCAGTTTGCCCTGCAGCGACGTTAGCCCTAACTATCTCGTCTGGGAGATACTGTTTCCTGTTAGATATCGTATTGCCAGTTAGATATAAATCTATGCTTTTCTTCGCCTCAAGTTGCTTTTGAGCCTCGTCCCTATTAGCCTTAGCCTGCGGACTAAGGTACGCAGCAATACTATCTGCTGCTTGAACACTCGCTAACTCACGATCCGGTGCGTTTAGTAAACGCTCCTCTTCTATGGCTACGTAGTTTTTGATTGCCTTCTGTCGGGCTAATTCGTCAGTATGGTCAGTTAAAGCACCTCTGTAGTCTCGTGTGCTCCCAGCAGCCAATTCGTCACTTATTGGTGCGAAGATATCCCCTACATCAAGTGCTGTAGGCTCGATATACTCCTGCGCTTTGAATTGCCCGTCACTTATGTTAAATGCTGTAGCTACTGCCATGAGTATACTCCTTTATATTGTACGGGTTAGTGCTGCTTGCATAGGCTCAGCTAATTTATAATTAGATAGTTGGTCATAATTAGCTGCTACATCCTGCATACCTTGACTATCTGCCCAACCACCCATAGCGACTGCCATAGGTTTATTAGCTGCTATGTCATAATCAACCTGCTGGATTGCCCCAATAGCATTTAGCCACCCTTGGTTTTCTGCAACGAGGTTATGTCTAGCTGTTTCTTTATTGGCTCGGTATTGGTCATATACACCAAAGATATTAGCACCTGCTCCTAACAATCCAGTAGCCGCCCCAACCTGATTCCTAGAGTACCCAAACAACCCTGAATCTTTTGCGTTATTATTATTTAACGTATAAAGATTCGTTAAAAATTCTTTGTATTCCGGAGTCCATTGGGCAGAGGGCTCCACTACTTCTGGTGCAACTACAGGTTGCTTAGTCTTTTTTGGTTGGTACCCGGACATTGCATTCAGGGCTGTCTCATACTTTTGATTGTCTGTGTCCCGTGTGGATTGGATTACGTCGCTGGACTGGAGCTGCTGGAACGCCTTTAGGCGCTTGTCCCTAATTTGTTGAGCGGTACTCTTCTTATCACCTAAACTCATATTTATTTCTCCTAAGTCATTCTACTAAAATCTTGTTTAAATTTATAATCTATTTGTCCTGATATATTAAAGACATTATCATATAGCTTATTAGCATATACTTTAGCATAAAACTTCTCAGGGTATATGGGGGTAATGACCCCCCGTATATCTACATCTAACATCTCTAATGTATCAGTATTACGGTCATTTGTCAATGCGGCTATTTTATCTAGTTCTTCTTGTACTAATAAATCAGTATCAGCAATTAGGGCTATAGCTTTTTCATGTCTAATTGCCTCTTCTTCAGCTTCCATTCTTGCCACTACAGTAGTCACAGTAGCTACTGAATCAATAGTAATAGTACTTAATTTTAATACATCCACTAAGTCGATACTATCAAATGATATATCTTTACCTATACCAAAATTCATGTGTAAGCCTACAGCTACTATAAATCCTACTAAAGGACTCTCCTCTGCTATCTCTTGTACGACTAAATTAATCATCTGATTGATTATCAAATTAGTAGCAAAACTAATTGCTGTAGGAGCCCATGCAATTGAAGTTGGTCCTATAGCTACACCTAAAGCGTATGGTGTTGTATAGGTTATCCCTAAACTACTAGTCACTAATACGTCCCCTGTTACCCCAATTCCATTAGCAGAATTTACTAACATAGGCGCACCGGTTTCAGCAGAAGTCATTGTAGCTAATTGCACGTTTGATCCTTTCAGAACAGACGTAATCCCTGGGTTTGTAGATCCTGGAGCTCCAGTACCCATAGTCACATAAACGATTATAATAATCAGTACAATCATCAATACCAGCGACCAGATGTCTACCTCAATAACCTCGTAGTGGGCTACCATCACAGTTACACGGGAACTAGTTAACCATAACTTGCCTACATCTTCTTTAGAAATACCCTGCAATTGGGAATAGAATAGAGGAACCATTAGGTCATCTCTATTAGCTAGATTGAAGTTAACCATCTTGTACTTACTAGACTCTGTATCCCGTACATTAAATACTCCTGTAGGAGCTTGTACAGTGTACGCATTAAGCCCGTTAGGGACAATCTGGTAGTAAGTCATATGTTGACCTATAAATGTAGCGTCAGTAGCTGTATCGACCTCCTGTAGGTCTCCATTGTACCCTGGCTGACTGAACCTAAGTGAGAATGTCCCTCTACATCCGTGATCTGCCCATATACCGCTGTTACTGTCGAGGATACCGAAAGACTGGTCTAGTGCACACACACTGTTTGAGTGCTGGGTAGTGAGTGTCATACTAATAATATTGTCAGGGGTATCTGTCTCCCCATAAGCATAACCCCAACTCTCAGCGTTGTAGGATCCAAACGAAGTGTTAGGCATTCCCCTGTATATTTTAAAAGGTTGTAGCTGACTACCAGTAACCAGCTCAAAGTCTTTATCATATACATTACCTGACCAAGCAAACCTCTCTGTTACTTGTAACCACTCTCCTGCTTCACTAGCAGTAGCCCCAGGAGCTAGGTGGCCATTACCATCTAAAAAGTCCTGAACCTCTGTAGCATTGCTTGCTGCGTATTTAAGATTATACGTAGCCTGCCCACTAGAGGCGTAGTAAGTCTTTACTAACGTAGTACCCTCAAAGAATTTAGGTTGAGAATAATATACCTCATTTTCTATACTACTAGGATTAGAGTTAATATCAGCTAAGGGGGTATGAGTATAATTTATATAACTAAACTTAAATGCATACCTATAATCCTCTGATATTATAGCTATCGCATTGTAGGGTTTATCATCCGAACTAGAGGTAGAATCATAATCCCCTTGAGTTGATATACCCCCACTATATAAATTCTGGAACACATTAAATAAATACGTCATACCCGCTTGTGTAGTATCCCACATCCGTACCCCAAAGTTAAGGTAGATATGATCTAAATCATTAATATCCCCATCATGATTATCTAGGATACTACTTAATATACCATCAGGCTGTAAATTAAGGAATCCACATAATTCATTTATCTGATCTGTACGAGTAGAGGGGGTAGTATTATAATTAACATTATTTACTCTGAGGGGTATCGCAGGTAATACTTGTAATGCATCTGCATCTGTATCTACATCAATAGTAGGATTATCTAATTCTGGGTATGTACCTGTACCCGTCTTATAGATAAAGAGTTTATCTACTACTGGATCATTATCTTTTATATATACAATTGTATAATGGCTACCTATAGGTTTACTAGGTATTACGTAAGGTAGTAGGATAGCCTCTCCGGTTAAAGATATGGATACACTATAGTCATCTGTCGCCTCATTGTACGTGTAGTCAGTATACTGAACCACTAGAGGTAGAGCACTAATCGTAGGCTCAATTAAGGTGTTGGTGGTATAGTCATATCCTTTATTCTCTTGTAACCAATAACGTATCCAAGTTGTAATAGACAATCCCCCTAATTTGGAGGACTGTAGAGAACAGGGGGTACCTTCTAATGTATTTAATACATCTAACACTTCCTCTGTATCTACGTAATTCATAAAGGAGGTTACTTCAGGGAAACCACTAAAGTAGTTATCATCATCTATATAAGTAATAAACTTACGTAAATCTACGGAGATTGAGGGAGCGTAGGCTGCGTGTATTAGTAGGTAATCAGCTAATGGTATATCATTAAATAATGCAGTAGCTACATTTTGATTACTCTGTTCGATGGTATCGGATGCGAACAGAGGTTGATTATGTACATCAAATAGCTCAATGACTTGGTCATCCAGCATTCCCAACAGATCCGTGACAACTAGTACAACAGCGACAATAACTACCACTGCCACTATTATCGTCACTACTGTGGCTGCTGCTACCCAAGCTACTACAAAAGCCATAGCAGATTACCCCTTATGTAGGTTTAGAGTCTGAGATAATTGTATTGATATTTGGTGTACCTGTAGCGTTTAGTGCATCCACACCTGTACTAGGGATACCAGCAGTATTAACATTCATCTGCCAAGCTTTAAGGAGAGTATCTAAATACTTCTGGTCAGCGTTCCATTTAAACCCTTTAGATTGTTCACCATATAAGGTAGCTTGTTTACCCATAATACTACCAGCATCAGGAGCAGCTTTAGTACTTTTTTGTGTTTGTGCATACTCAGTAATTTCTTTCTGTCCTAATAAAGCTTTTTCAGCATCTGTTTTTTCTTCTTGAGCATTTTTAAGTGCAGTAGCACCAATTAAATCTAAAGCTTGTTTAACTTGAGTTGCTGATTGATTATCAACTAATCCTCCTTGTTTACCTTTCAATGTAATATCAGCACCAGATTGTGCATCACGAACTTCTTGACTAGAAACCAAATCTAAAGCTTTCTTAACTTCAGTTAATGCTTGTTTATCTTTAAGTGAACTAGAAGCAACTACATCTAGTGCTTTTTTAACTTCAGTTAATGCTACTTTAAGTTCAGTTGCTGCTTGATTATCAATTAAACTTCCTTGTTTAGTTTTGAGTGCAGTAGCACCTATTACATCTAATGTCTGTTTAACTTCGGTTAATGCTTGTTTGTCTGCTAATTCTTTCTGTGATCCTTTAAGTGAAGTAGCTCCAATTAAATCTAAAGCTTTTTTAAGTTCAGTAGCAGATTGATTATCTACTAAACTTCCTTGTTTACCTTTGAGTGAAGTAGCACTTACTATATCTAGTGCTTGTTTAAGTTCAGTAGCGGCTTGATTAGTTGCCACTGAAGTTTGAGCAGTCTTAAGTAAACCATCTTTAGTAGATTGTGTATCACGAACACTTGTAGTTGATACAATATCAAGAGCTTTTTTCAACTCTGATGCTGCTTGGTTATCAGTTAATGAACCTTGTTTACCTTTGAGTGTAGTGGCACCTACTATATCTAGTGCTTGTTTGACTTCAGTCAATGCTTGCTTATCTTTAAGTGAAGTAGCAGCAACTATGTCTAAAGCTTGTTTAAGTTCAGTCGCAGTTTGATTAACAAGTAATAATCTTTGTTTTATTGCTGTATTTTCTGATGTAGCTTGTGACGCACTTCTATTAGTAGTTGTATTAACAATATCAAGAGCTTTCTTTAGTTCTGTTGCTGCTTGATTATCAGTTAATGTACCTTGTTTAACACCTAATGCAACATCTGCTGTTAGTTTAACTACCTGTTTATCAGTTAATAATTTATCTGCATCAACTTTTAAGCCCTGTTTACCTACTAATACTACATCTGCATCAACTTTTAATTCTTGAGCATCAAGTAAAGCCCCTTGTTTAGTATTTAATGCTACATCACTATCAACTTTTAATTTCTGCGCATCAGTTAATAATTCATTAGCATCTACTAGTAATTTATCAGCATCAACTTTTGCACCTTGTTTACCACTTAAAACTATATCTGCATCTACTTTTAATTTTTGTGCATCTGTTAGTAATTCTTGAGCATCAACTAATAATTTATCTGCATCTATTTTTAAACCTTGTTTACCTATTAATACTACATCAGCATTTGTTTTTTCTTGATCAAGTGTATAACTAACTGAAGATTGTAAGGCACTTTGCATTGCTCCTAAATAAACAGTTGCAAAATCTCCACCAGTTATTCTACCTAAAGCGTACTGGTTTTCTAGCTGTGAATTGACTGCTTCCATTAGTTCATCAAATACGCCATCACCAGTAACTACACCGTCTACTGTAGCTACGTTACTTGTAAGATCTGCTATAGTTATCGCCATTTAGGTATCTCCTCTAGCTTTTTGTTGGTCTGCTAGTTTATCTAGCTCTGGTTGAGTTAGGTCAGGAAGAGTTTGTACATTATATTTTTTAGTGATATACGGTACTAGTTGCTTCTCACCGTTCGCTGCTTTAATAGTTTTAAACTTCTGCATCTCAGCATTCTGAATTTGCTTAACTAAGATATTAGGTACATGCCACCCTTCATCATTATTGAATGGTACAAACTTCTTAATAGCTTTACCTCTATTAATGATAGAGCTACTGACTGTAAAGATTAGGCCTGTATACGTAGATTGCAGTGGATCATTTGGAGATACTACAATACGTGATAGCTTCATAGCTTTCTGCTCTACTGTAAGCTCTGTCGGGCTGCTTACGGCTACAGGAGGAGTATTATCAGGCTTATTGTTATAAGTCCCTGCTACGACCTCTGAGAGCACTTGACGGTATTTGGCTTCACCTGTCTTATGGTGGAGTTTAACACCAGCTACTTCTAGTTCTGCTTTTACATCCTCAATATCCATATTGTCAATATCCATGTTGTGTCCTTATGTGTTTAGTTAGTTATCTATGAAAGAAGTTTTCATATGGTAGCCCTCTACAATACAAACTAGAGGGCTACACTATTACACTTCTACCTATGCGTCTTCTGTCCAAACAATACCAAGACGTTCAGGGCGTAGAGCCATGAAGCCATAGTAGTACTTGATAGAATAGAAGCCAGTCTCACCATAAGGGTCAGTACGATCTGCAATCTCTTTCCCAGGTTTCTTGTGGTTAATAGTGAACTTCACAGTCTTACCGTCAGTCTGGAAACCGATAGTAGTAAATGAACCATCACCAACAACAAGCATTGGGTAGATATCTACTCCAGCAGCACCAGCACCTACAGATGATTGCATCTCAGGAACGACTACTAGACGGAACTGATCTACTGAACCAATCTCACCGTTTAGGATGTTACCTGCATTAGCATATTTCTCTACTGAAACAAATGCTGGGTTACTATGCAAATCAGTCATAGCACGGATAGCAGGAATCATCTCAGAACCAATGTACATTACTCGCCCACCATTGATAGTTTTAGTATCAATCATACGTGAACCTGCAATTACTTTAGTCTGCTTAGGAGTCTTGTTATTATCTAATGCAATAGACAAGTTCATAAGATCAGTATAAGTAACTACACCAGTAACCTCATCCTTAGCTGTACCACCGATGTAGTAAACAGTACCATCTGCAGAAGCAGTAGTAATAAGGTCCGACTGAAGCTCTGCCTCAGTAAGCTCATTAGCACCTACTAAAGCTTCCTCAGTAATATGGGATAGAAGCTCTGCATCACTATCAAAGTCTAAAGACTCTTGAGTATACTCAGTGAAGAAACCACGTTTGTGGATATCACCCTCAATCTGTAGACGTGTGAAACCTACACGGTTAACTCGTCCACCATTCTCAGTAAGAGTAGGGATCTTAGTACCGATAACTCCAGTATCCTTACTAGAGCCATATAGGTTACCGTCTGCGATTACTGCACCTGCAGCACTCAAACCTTGGTCATTTACGTTACGGTCATCAAGCAATGGGATGTAGACATCTTGCTTAATCTTCTTGCCCATATGCTTAGGCATAGCACGTACATTAGCCAAAGGCATAAAGTACTGCTTATCACGTACAGCGATAAGTGCTTTCTTGTGGTAGTAATCAGTACGTGCCTGAGACCCGATAGTTGAAGCTGTCCCACCTAGTGGGTCATTGTAATTTGTAGCCATAATAATATATCCTTATAAATTAAAGTTAAATTAATCTAAGCGTACTGCTTCATAAACTCTTCATCTGACAACCCTAGGAAGTCTTCCTTAGGTTTAGAAGCAGCCTGCTTAGACTTGCTGGATGCAGCAGCTTTACGTTTCTTATTTAGCTCTGCTGTATCCGGTTTTGCTTTAGTCTCTGATACACTGGTAGCTGGTTGTTGTGTTTGTGTCCCCCCAACTAGTACACCGGTAGATGCTAAGTACTCTGCTGCTTGTCTATAAGCTTCCACATCAGCCACCCCATCAAGGTGGCCTAATGCTTTCTCTCTTTCAACAAGACTACTGACTTGTTCATATACACCATTCTGCATATGCTGGTCAATAATACCAATTATCGCAGGACTATCTGAAATAATAGTTTTACTCTTAGTGTCCCACTGTTGACTCATAACGTCTAGTGTTTTATTAAAAGTGCTACTATCCCTAATATCATTCAGGGCTTGGTCTAGCTCATACTCTTTATCTGATACACTATACTCGGTTGGGTTGTAATCAACATCCTTATCAGTATCAATATCTAAAGGATCTATACCACTATCTTTAATAAGCTTGGCTACAGCTGCAGGGTCTTTCTTAGATAGGTCAATGAGATTATTAAGTTTACCTTCATGAAGTAAACCGTTATTCTCTAGCATCTTCACAATCTTTAGCTGCGGCTTAATAGCCGACATCTTCTTATTGTAATTAGCACCCATCTGCATAAGCTTAACAACGTCCTCGACATTGTCTACCTGCATCTCTTTACCATTGGCTTTAAACGGTGCAAAGATCCTCTTATACGCTCCTTGGAAGTCTACCTCTTGTGTTTCCTGAGTATCCCCATTTGTGTCACTAGTTTCGGCTTCTGTATCAAGAGACTCTTCCTCATTAACTTTAGATTCAGTTTCATGCTCCGTCTGGGTATCCCCTTCTGGTTGGCTTACTTCGTCATCTTCACTTGATGGATCAAGTTGCTCTTGGGCTTCTACATCTTGAGGATTCTCATCCTCTACTTCCACATCAGCAGTATGCTCTGCCTCAGTATCTGTATTCTCTTCTAATACTGCTTCTGTATCTCCAGCAGTATCTATATCATCTGTTTCAAAGGTACTAGGGTCTTGTTTTAGGAACTCTTCATCTGTCATCCCTAAACTGCTATCATTTATAGTATTCATTAATCAAGTCCCTCTCTAAGTATCTCTTCTCTAGCTTGTTCACTTTCCTTAACTGACTGCTCCATTGCATCCCCATTACGTAGTATAGTATCTAAGAACTGAGCTAAACTACCTATACCGTACATCATTTTATCTATGTTTGCAAGCTGTGCTTCTTCCATAGGAGAACTTTTAGCCATAACTAGTCTGACTGCTTCGTCCTGAAAGTAAGCTTTATTGATTACTTTCTTAAAGTCTGGATTGCTCCTTAACTTATCTAGGCTGTCCCTCAAAGCTATAATTTCTTTAGCTTCTTCAATCCCTACTTCTATTTCTTGTATAGCTTGATCCTGTCTAGTCATGGTAAATCCTTATGTGGTTAGTTAAAAAGTTAGTTAAATTATAAACCTGGGTACTGTTGAGGTACCTCTGATTCTTTGTTAAGCATAGCATCAAATGTCTTAGAATCCAAGTCCTTCCTTCTATCGAACTCCTTCTGTTCCATAGCTTGTTGGTGACCTAGCTTCATTCTCTCTTCTTGGTTAACGTCATCTACACCGGATTCCTTACTTACAAAGTCCAAGTCTTGTAGGTCAGCTCCACTGTGCATTGCTCTTGCCTTAGCTTCCTCAGTGACAGTCTTAGCTTGTTTAAGTCCAACATCAACTTGATTCTCTTGTGCCTTAGCAGTCTCATTAGCTATCTGTGCTTGTAGTAACTGCATCTCTAGCTGTACCTTCTGCTGCTGCATAGGATCAGGCTGAGGTTGGAAGTTCTCAATCTTATGTGCGAGAGTAGGCATATTCCGTAACTTAGCTATATCAGCTAGAATCATTTGAGACATATCCTGAGGCATGCTGTTACCCATAGTCTGTAACATGAATGCTAACTGTTCTGCTCTCTGGTTATCTTCTTCTGGGGTAGATATAGATAACTTAATATCATAATCACCACCTAGATCATCTCTATTGATCTCTACCATCTCATCATTAGTAATGCGGATAATCTCTTGGTCATCTAAGAACTCAGCATTCATAGATATAATCTTTCTACCTACCTGAGTAATACCGTTAGCTAGTCTACGGAGTATACCAAGCTCTCTCTTAGAAGTGGCATCTAAGGCGCTCCTAATGCCCGTAGCAGTGTCTCCGAGAGCTGCCCCACTAATACCACTACTAAATGCTTTCACCCCTGTAAGACTCTCTGCTTCGTTATTCTGAAGACTGAGCATATTCATTGCACTATTAGGTATCTCAGGGTATGTACCCATATGGAAAGCCTGACGAGGATCTACATTACTATTGAAAGTGTAGTCTTCACCATTCTTAAACTTCCTAGCATTAACGGTATCTAAGGCATCCTTCCTAGAGCCTACCTGACCATTAGCTGATCTACCGATAATATCTATCATACCTCTAGTGACAGCACCTACGATCTTCTGATTGTCTTCAATCAATACACCATCAGGTTCACCATATACGCTATTACGCTTAGGTAAATACTGAACTAATACGAATGGTAGTTTCTTATCTGGGAATGGGTTCTCTTCCATCCTAATTAAAGTATCACCTATCCAAGTAGCTACTATAGGTTCTACAACACCTGTATCATTGATATCCCAGTATCCCCAGTACTCATAGGCTACTATCTTCTTACGGGGTTTATCTTTAAAAGTGAAGTTAGAGTCATCCTCTATAGAATGATCCTCCTGAGCTAACGCACTACCAGACTCTAGGTTTACATGATCTAAATTAATATACCTACCATCTTTCTCTAGTTCAGACATAGAGGTATCAAAGCTATATATAATAAACTCTGCTCTATCTAGATCCCCTTTACAGGTAGGGTCTATCACTACATTCCGATAGTCACATACATCAATAGTAGGTTGGTTCCTTACAATCTTGGTCTGCTCTTCCATATGAGAGCCTACCTGTACCGGTACGACAGGTACTCCTCCCTGCATAGTCATCTGGTGTGCTTGCTGCATCTCAGGTGGCACTTCAGTCTGGAACTGTTCAGGACTCTGTTGCATCATCCCATGTAGCTGTTGATGTATCTGCCCTGCATCTGGTGTTTGTTGAAACTCAAAGTCAGGTACTGGCACCTCTATAGTCTCATCCGCATACTCCCAACCTAACTTGATAACAACAGTACCTTCATCTACGCCAGTACGTACATACTCATCTATAAACTTAGTCTTATTTAGTTTAGAGCTAAATTGGTAATTAAGTACTTGCCCATTCTGTGAGGCATTAGCTTTATCCTCAAAGGTTCTAGGGTAAGTATTGAATAGTTCATCTGTATTAAGGAAAGGGTCACTTAAACTAGAGTATCTCCATTCGGCTTGTTTACGTATAAGTTTAGGTACAATCTTCGATCTACCCTTCTTAGCTTTGATTACCTGATTGCCATTAAGGGCATTCAGCCAAGTATCTACTTCTACTTCGTGTGCACTGTGGGAAGAAGTAGCCTCTGTTAAGTCTTGCTTTAGGTCTTCTAAAGTAGGGGGATTCTCCCAGTCTACTATCTGATCTGATTCTGGTGATATGATATCTGCTTTCTCTTCAATCATGCTTTATGTGCCTATAAGTATTTTAAATTTAGAATGGTCTATCTTAAATATTGATAAACCATTTAGCTCTTGTTTATACGACAATTGCCCTGGAAATATATCCGTTATGCCATCTAGAAATAAGGAGCAGTATGCTTCCCTATCTCTAACTATTTCTTTAAAAAAGTAATTCATTACTCCTACGAGATCTATACGAGCGTATGTATTAGGGGCACATATAATTGCTGCTATTAGGTATCCTGGTATATCTTTCCTATACTGGTAGAATAGCATAGCCTCCCCTTTCTGTATAACAGAAGCCGAAGCAAACAATATTTCATTCTTCGGTAAAGGCATCGAGGGTCTCCACAATAGCAGCTGCGAATACATTACCCATACCAGCACCTAAACTCAGAAAGGTACCCTTACGGTCTCCCATAGCTAAGTGCATCTCTATAGCTGCACTAGGTCCCATTGTATGTCCGATCTTCTTTTTATAGTTTACTGTTGGCATATTACCTAATAGCTCCTTAACAACCTCACATTCCACTTGATTATCATCTGAGTAAGTCGAATGTGTTTTAACAAAGTTAATTGAGGATACCATAGCTGGAGTTAAAATACTAGTAATAGCTTTTCTATATCCAATACCTGTAGGAGCAATACCTAAAGGATTACTGTGTGTCTCGGATACTATATTAATATCATGTACTTTAGCTAATGGTGTATTTTTAGTTTGTTTTAAGGATGTGGGGGATTCCACTACTGTGATATTAGCTCCCTGGCCTAACCTAAATTTATTAGCATCTACGCCATCTGATTCTAATAAACATAGCCCCTGCTCGCCAAAGAAATGCATATACTCCTCACTAGCCCCATTGTCGCTAGATACTACAATTACCCTATCTAACCTACTACTATCAATTAATAGTTTAGCATGATGCAAGGCAGAATGAGCAGAGATACAGGAAGTAGTATCTGTAGATACATAGTCAACACCACCTAACTTATTTGCTAGCTGCCCAGCATATATCTGAGTCATACCTAATGGTAACATACGATGTTTAGGGTACTTATTAGTTAATGGTATCGTAGTGCCATATCCTGTCCATACAGAGCCTCCTGTAGCCAGTATTAGCCCTGTCTTCCCCCTAGCTGCTACAATCCCCCTAAGAATATCTAAAGACCTTGTAGTAGCCCCCTGAGAGCCTGCTAGTAGATACTCTACAAATTCAGAAGGAAGTATTTTAATTCCCTGAGCTACCCGTATCCCCCCATCTGATACTTGATGTACACGTTGAGGGTAGGGAACATAATCTATTAATGTAGTTTCATTAGAGTATATAGAATTGAGGTGGGTAATATACATTTACAGTAAAGACCTTACATGGAAATCAACTTCTTCATCAGTGTAACTTTTTGTTTGGTATGCTTTGACAAAGGTAACAATAACATGCCCAGTGAGTACATCCCCTTGACCTAGTAATTCTTTACCTTCCTCATCCCCAATACCAAAAATAGCTGATAACCAAATAAACATCATCATAATACCTAAACTGTCTATATTAGTTAATAGTATGTCCTGATCTAATGAAGTAATTGGCTCGAACATACTTACATCAACGGCCTCGTATTTAGCTAGTCCATTAATAACCTCAATGAATTTATCTTCTGTAATATTACAAGTACTCAA